TCTTGCTCATGATGTAAAGCCCTAGCCCTATCGCCAGGCAATAGATTAGCACTTGCCCTGCTCCGTTGGTCCAACTCGTTGATACCTCAAACACGAGCCACCTCCGCCTTCAATTCAAGGACACGGCGGGCGATAAGGTCAAAGGGGTATGAGCCTTGCCCCTGTAATATCTGAGCGATAAAGAGGGAAGCGGTGTCGCTAATCTTCTCCTCCACCAATTCCACGACTTGCGCGGTTAGTGTCTCCCACTCCTCCCGCAAGTTGTCGGAGATAGTGGCTACCTCCTCGCCCTCTTGCTCTAGTAGTGAGCGATAGGTGTCGTAATCATTCTCCGCCACTAATAGCCAATCATTAGCGAATTGTTCAGCGTAACTTGTCATCTCTTATCCTTTCTAAGTGGAGGCTAATTCCTCCCCTCCCCTCAGGGTAGGCTATCCCTGAGGGAAAGGCAAGCATTAGACGGCTTCGATTATGTCGCGGTCTAGCCCTCTAAACGAGACGCTATCCACAATTTCCCCCTCCTCATCTATCCACACTTGAACAAAGAATGGCTCACTATGCCACCCGTTCGCCTTTGCTATCCCTGCCCACAGTTCGCGCTTCTGTTCGATCAAGTTCATTAGATTACCTCCGTGAGGGTTTCGGATTCGGTAACATCATCTTCGGCGTTCTCTAGGTCAAAACCTTCGCCTTCATAGTCTTCCGCGCTTGTGTGTCCATAAGCCACAAAGAACTTAGCGAGAGCCTCCTCTGCGCTTGTAGCCATTACCTCGTAACTCTCTCCGCTTAGTATCGTGTAAGCCGTCTTCTCGCTCATTATGCGTTTTCCCTTTCCTTGATTCGGGCGATGAAATCGCGCTTTGCCGCCTTGATGTTCTCGCCGATGTAGCGATGTTGAACGAGATACCCTCCGATAATGGCGGAGAGGGTGAAGCCGTCCGTCTCGTGTAAATCTACGGCGATGTCTTTCGTGTTCATCTCTTATCCTTTCGGGGTTCGCTCATTCGGCTAGAACCTCCCCACCGCCCACCCGTGAGGGTGAGCGATAGGCAGACGCTAGAGTTCTAGGTCTATTGCTTCGCCGTGTCTAGTAATCGCCCTCTCTAATTTGTCGGTGTCGGCGAGGTCAATCTCTGGTAGTTCGGGGTTCTCTTCTGCTACGGCGCGGGCTAGGTCTGCTTCGGAGATAACGAAGAGGGTCATTCCCTCGCCCGTTTCGGTGTCAATCGTCCACCAATCGCCGTTTTGATTCGTAACATATAATTTGCTCATTAGTTGAGACCTCCTAGACCGCAAGCCTTACGAAAGCGGGCGCGGTCAAATCGTGGGTTTTCGTCTTCTAATCTATCGGCGAGAGCCGTAACGAAAGAGTCTTGGTAATCGGTTGAATACCACCAAGCGGTGGCGATAGTCTCTGCCAGTAGTTCATAGTCTTTGCGTGTCATTCTTTGCCCCTTTTCGGTTCATTCGGCGGTGTTGCCGATAAGGAGAAAGATATAAGAGGGTGTTCTATCCGTCAAGCCGTAAAGCGGTTATGTCTGGTCAAACCTTTTGAGGGTAATCACTCGAACAGTTGTTCTATTTAGCAACACTCTTGTTGCGTAATTATATTAGTTGAATCTTCAACTATCTGTAAGGCTGAGGTAGAGGTTGAGGGTTAGGTCTGTCGGTCTTGAATCGGATTTATTATTGGAAAAGAATTATTACAAGGCAGGGCGCAGGGTGCCGAGTGGGTAGCAAGCCCTCCTGTCTTTCAAGGCATATCGGTCAAAACGGACAGGTCGGACAAGGCAGACAGATCGGACAATACGGAAAAATCGGACCCCAGGTTATATACGCGAGCCCAGCCACTACATACATCCCCAACTAAATATCTCGCCTAAATAAAGCCCGATATGTCCGATTTGTATACATAAAATGCCGCGAATAAGGTGACTTTCGTCACTTAATAGAGAAATGCGATATTTTTCCTGCCTTAAGTATAGTAGGGAGCAAATGCGGAACAGCCCTAGCATTTGCGACCAAACAGGGCGCTGCGCTCGCGCTACGCGCCTGGTAACGGTTACCAACTTACCCCCTTGCTCCTAAGGTCGCTTCGGGGCGCTCAAGCCCCGCTATGTGGTGCTAGGCACCACTTTTAGTGGGGAGTAATCCATCCATCAAAGGATCTAATGACAGTCACGCCCAACAAGACCAAAGAGTCAGACAGAGCAAAGAGGGTAATCCTCCAGTGTATGGCTGAGGGTATGACTGTGGAAGAAGCCTGTAAATTGGCTGGCAAATCCATCAAGTCCTATGAGTACTATCGTAAGTCTGATGATGCTTTCCGCAGCCTAGCAGATAGAACCCGCCTAGGATCCATCGAGAAGAACTTTGCGGATACTGCGGCCCTTGGCCTAGATTTCGTCACCTGGCGCGAGAAGTACCTCAAGTCCAAGACTTTCCCCCACCAAAAGAATCTGATAGATGTGATTGAGGGTAGGGACCCATCGTGGCTTCATCCCTCTATGAAGTATGAAAAGGGCATCGGCGATAACCGCATCCTTTTGAACATCCCACCGAATCACGCAAAGTCAATGACGGTGACGGTGGATTATGTCACCTACAAGATTGTTAATAACCCCAACTTTAGAGTTCTCATAGTTTCCCAAACCCAGCGTTTAGCGGCTGACTTCCTTTATGCTATAAAGCAGCGACTAACGCATCCAATGTACGAAGAACTACAGCAGGCCTACGCCGCTGGGGTTGGGTTCAATACTAAGACAGCATCCTGGCAGGCTACCCGCGTCACCTTTGGTGATGAACTCAGGGAGTCTAGCGAGAAGGACCCTAACCTAGAGGCTGTCGGTATCGGCGGTCAGATCTACGGTAAGCGTGCCGATATGATCATTATTGATGACGCTGTGACTCTATCCAACGCCAATGACTTTGAACGACAGATCAAGTGGCTCACCCAGGATGTGAGATCACGTCTGAACCCCACAGGTAAACTGGTGGTGGTAGGTACTCGTGTAGCCGCTGTAGATTTATACAGAGAACTACGTAGCCCAGACCGTTACCCTGGTGGCTTGGTCCCCTGGACCTATCTGGCTATGCCAGCGCTACTTGAATCTAATGAGGACCCCGATAAGTGGGTGACCCTCTGGCCTCACTCAGATGTTCCCTTTGATGGACAACCAGAAGAGCAGAAGACCGAGGAAGGTCTATGGCCCCGCTGGAATGGACGCAACCTTTACAATGAGCGCCAGGCGATGGATGCCTCTACTTGGGCTTTGATTTACCAACAACAAGATATTTCTGATGATGCCATCTTTGACCCAGTATGTGTTAAGGGTTCTATTGACGGTATGCGCAAGGCTGGAAGATTACAACCAGGTTCCCCTGGTCATCCCAGAGATTTGAATGGCTTTAGCGTTGTCTGTGGCCTAGACCCTGCAATGGTGGGAGATACCGCAGCAATCTGCTATGCGATAGATCGTGTAACGCATAAGCGTTATATCGTTGATGCTATCAAGATTACTAGACCAACACCTGCTCAGATTAGACAGTTGATTGTAGATTGGTCCAATGTCTACTCACCTAATGAGTGGGTAGTAGAGCGTAACGCATTCCAGTCCTTCCTTACCCAAGATGAAGGCATCCGCCAGTTCCTTGCAAGCAAAGGTATTATCTTGCGAGAACACCATACTGGTAATAACAAATGGGATGCAGGCTTCGGTGTGGCATCTATGTCCACCCTCTTTGGTACCAAGCAGCAAGATGGAAAGCATCACCGAGATAACATTATCCATCTGCCATCAGATCAGACAGAGAACATCAAGGCTCTGATAGAACAACTTATTACTTGGTCACCTACCACTAAAGGTAAGACCGATATGGTGATGGCTCTCTGGTTCTGCGAAATCAAAGCACGTGAGTGGCTCAGTAACGGTATACATACAGCCCACCATATGAAGAATCCATTTTTGTCCCGTCACGAACGTGGCAAGAGAATGGTCATTAATATCGACCAACTACTATCAGACCAAGAAAGGCAGTTCATCTAATGCCAAAGAAAATGAAC